TTAAATTTTTTCTAGTTCCTCTACTATTTCTTCTGGGACATCTACCTTATTTTTTATTAATAATTTAAATATTAAAACTAATAAATCTCTAAAATCCTCTTCATACTCAAAGTCGCTATCAAAAGACGCAAATGTTTCTATATCGTCCTCGTCTGTTGTTTTAAATTCTATTTTCATTCTACTGGCTTATCGCCTCCATCTGTGTATTTAGACCAAGGAATAAAATGTTCCTTATCTAATACATCTTGTAACTGCATTGACCAAGTACCTTCATTAGTCTTGTCAAATCCTTTGTCAGCAACTTTAAATGCTGTATTGAAATTATATTTAGACGAATTAGGCAAAACAGCAGTTATAACAGGTATAAAATTACTAAATTCGTGTAATCCCATTTTATAAATGTCTTCTGCATACTTTACTGCAAATTCTAAAGTTACCTTTACGCCATTTTCCAATACATGTAAAAGTAGTTCTTCCCATAATTTCCACTGATCAAATCGTTCAGGATCAAAGTAACATATATGTATATGTGTACATTTTTCATTTAATGCTCTGCTTAGTATTTCATCTACTGGCTGATATCCTGCTACAAACAAAGTAGTCTCACCGTGTGCAACCGTGTTGTCTACTTCTTGACCTACAAAGAATTTTACATCATTAAAATTAGGTTTATCCTTCACCTTCAAATTCTCCTGTCATTATTTCATGATTCATATCACCATCTCTATCGCCTTCGATATATTCTTCCTGCTCAAAGAAACTACCAAATGAATTACTCTTACCTGCTTGCCAGCCGTTTTGTGTAATCTCATCTAAGAATAATTTATTCTCATCTAACATTTTGTACGGATTTGGATTTGCAGGATCTAATAGTTCTTCTACAAACTTATCAAACATTAATATAATACCTGGTACATGAGGACTTCTCTCATTTGTACTAGATGTTTTCTTTTCACCTGTTCTATACTCTCTCCAATCACATGATGTTCTATGTTTTTCAACATCAGCAAGTCTGTTTGCTTCTATAAAGGCTTCTATGTGATTGTGTACACTATGCCCCATATATAAACTATAACTTAAAGTGTCCCAACTAGTTCTTGATTCTTTACCTGCTTTATTAAGATCTCCATGTCCTTGTACACAAATATCTCCAACTTTTAATCTATCCATAATAGGACCTTTAAACGGCATTGGCATAGTTGAACCTTTAAGATCTTTATTGTCTATAGCCTTATCCATAAAGTAACCAAAACGTTTCTTATCAAAGAAGTTGTAAGTATATGTTTGTCCATATGCTGTATTAACAAAAGGAGATGCCGCATCGTAACTAATTTGTATATTAGGACTGTCATGTTTTCTTAACTGCCTTTGTATGCTAGTTAAGTAACAACCCCAATGCAGTTTACCAGTACCTAAACAATGTATCCAGCCTTTACCTTCTAACAGACCTCTTTCGCGAAGTTGTAAGAGTCTTTTTAGTAGTTGTTCCATTTGTCCAATGTTAATACCAGCCATTGCATAACCTTCTAAGGTCCTTGCTTCATCTCCATAATGTTCTTTAACAAACTTAGGATCACTAAATGGCGTAACTAAATCAAACCATTCTTGTGCCGAGGCATCATCTGCCCCACTTAAAACATTTAAAAACTTAGTTGCACCTGGTACTCTGTTTTTAACAAAGTAATCTAAATTATACATACTCATATCAATTGTTTCTTTAACATCAGTAAGTCCAGTCTTTTTATTATAAGGAGGTATAGCCGCGAATGCTGGAAAGTCTAACGTCATACTCCAGTCTGCTGTATACTCCATCCAACGCAACATCTTCTCACACAGGGCTTCTCTGGCCTTGCTATCCGGCTTAATTGCATCTTTCCAGTCCAGTTTTATAACACCCTTAGCAACCTGAAAGCCACCTGAGTCACCTAGTATTACTGTTTTAGATCTATCTCTTTTCTGAATCATTGCTTCATGTATATCAGTTTTATCTAAATCTAACTGGGCATGACCGGCTGAATACAAACCATATGGATAATAAAAATAACCTTTTTCCTCATCTAAGAAATTAAGACCTTGTAGACCGTTTTCAAATCCTTCAGGACATCTCATAGTGTCTACCTCTGCTTCATACTTTGCCAACTGCCTAGTATAAAAGGCACTGATAGCCGGTAAGTATAATGCGTAGTCTTCTGTTTTCTTATCAAAGTTCATAATTTAACTCTTCGCTGGTAGCAAATATGTGTATTTCGCAATACCTGAATCAACTATAATCTGTAATAGTCCTTCATCATTAATGCTCATCACAACATTACTTGAATCACTTAATCTTAATATTCTTAGTACAATATCTAAAGGCCATCTCCAGTCTTTAGTTATAGCACCATCAATGTCATTACTGATAAGAATCTTAGTTCTATCACTAACACCATCACCTATATGAAAATATAACTCAGTACCATCTGTTTTAGGACTAAAGTTTGCTTCATATGTTCCTAACACACTATTAAAGTATGATAAGTCAGACAAGTTCTTTTTAGTTGGAACTATGTTTACATCAAACTCAGCACCTTTAAACTTTATGCTTTTTAATTGTTGATTAATAACATCTGCTAACATAAATCTATAGTTTGCATCGTTACCTTCTTTACTTACAAAGGAAACCTCAACAGGAACCTCATCACCATTACGATCTTGCGTAACTACTTTAACAGTAGCATCTTCATCATCAAAACCTGGATATTGTAAGTAGCCTTGTAACACACCCATTCTGCTTAAACCAACAGTTGCGTCTACAAAGTCTGGGACAGGATTATGTGTTTCACCTTTAAAGATAACAGTTTTATCTGCATCCACAGTTTCCACTACAGTTTTATCAACCTCTCCAGTTATTTTTACCATTTCAAAAATGCCTAAACCATGTGTATGTTTTAGAACATCTTTAAATACATCTTTTATTGCCATAATTATTCTCCGCGATATAATTTATTATACATTACTATTTAGAAAAGTCAATTGCTTTTTCACCTTTTTTTTAGATTAAAATTCAAAGAACGTAGATAATGTTTTACTTTGTGTTGTTTTATCTAGATCAAATCCCATAGGACCAATCACATTCTTTATCTTTTTATCCAAAATTGTTTCTTCCATTGCTTCTTCATCAAAAGGTAACTCTTTGAACCACTTGGGTAAGTTGAGTTCATCTGTTGGATAGGCTACACTAGTATAACCCATAGGATTATTTTTAAGTTTACAAACAATAACTTTCATACTATCAGTAACAGGCAAACTGTAACTATCACTATTTGCTTGTTTTAAGTTATTCCAGTTTACACTTGCCCTAACATGTCCTGGAATCATTGAATTTTTACCTTCATTCTCTAATGCTTCTAACTTATGTAGACTATGACTACTGGCGACTCTTGCCTGTGCATTCATCTTTTGTGTATACATAGTTACATTATTTGCTCTTTTAGGAGTTCCTTTTTCCCAAGCAGGCAAATTTTTAAAATATTCTTTAAAATCCATAATTTTATTTAGAACTTCATCTTCTGTTTTACCATCCAAGCAATCAAATAAAACATCTTCTAAAAAGTCCTGTATAAATTCAGGAGTATCTGAACGTTTAATTTCTAAACCCATTGCTTTTAGTTTGCCGCCTTCTGGTTGCCAACCTTCTATATCTAAACATAGTATTGCATATCTTTTCTTGGTTAAGAACAAACCAGACTTACCAACTACTTCTCTACCAGCAATCATTACAGCACCTTTATCCAAAGGCACATTAAAAGTATCTTTTAAATACTGTGGGAAAGTGTCACTTACTGTATCTGAAATATGATCATATAATTTAATTGCACTATCCATATTCAACTCTTCACCTTCTGGGAGAGCAGGCACGGCACTAAAATATACAGAGTCTGTATCACCATATACAATACAATCTCCTTCATAATCATACTTACCTGTAAGCATACGATTTGTTTCTGCCGCCATATGTTGTGTAATACTTCTACCAGTAAGTGTAGTAGACTGACCTATACGTTTATCATAAAATCTACAACCTGGATTTAGTATCGCACCATATAAACTGTTAAGGATAATCTTTTTAACTAACTGTCTTTTATCATAAAAAGCCTTTTCAGCATCTGTAGTTGCTAACTTTTTCTTAGCCTGTAATTCTTGTCTTTCTGAGTACCAACGTTCTAGTAGTCCAGGCACAACACCTTGTACATCTGTTTTAAACAAAGTACCATTAGCACTTATATTCCAAGGTTGCCCACTATTAAATACTAAATTATATACATCAGCACCTGTAACTTTATGTGTTGAACCATCTTCCATATCCAAATCCATAACATGATCAACATCTTTATTTTTTACAAATTCAAATTCATTAGTAGCAAACTTACCATGCCAAGCATCTGCAAAACTTCTCTTTTCCAATTTTTGTGCATTTGCTATTTCTTCATCTGTATAGTCTAAACGTAACTGTCCAACAATAGTTTCAGGTGCCATATTTAATGCTCTAAACACACTAGGATATAGACTGTTTAAGTCCATACTGCCTACCCATTCATGATAACCTTTTTTAGGAGTTGCCACAAAGGCACCTGCGGCTGTATCACGTTCACGTTCTCCTTTTGCTTTATCAGGAACAACCATGCCACGCCTGTGTGCTTCATTTATAATTGCTTGTTCTGTTGTTGCAACAGCACCCATTGTTACGGGAAGTAATACAGTATTTTCATGTGATATAATATTTGCTAAGTCTATAAATTGCAACTTTTTATCCATTTTATCTAACAACATAACATCTTGTATATTATATTCCAAGAACTTTAGGAAGTCATGATTGTAAAGTCTGTCTAAACTTCCCTCATATACAACCTTCTTTTCACCTATCTCCATCTCACCGATATAGTCCAATCTATAACTATGTCTTTCTTCATAGTTGTATTTTCTATATAATTCCAAATAGTCTAAGTGTACACGCCCTACTAAATCAAAACTTTGTGTTTCTTTACCGTATTGCACAAACTTTCTTTCTTTAGGAAGTTTTTTAAGTAAACACATACGTCTTGTTTCTGCCTTACCCATAGTTCTAATAATCCTATTAATAGTATAAGGAATATCATAAGACTCGCTGTTCCAACCACTTAGTACATCTGCATCTTCTATAACGTTAAGAAAAACATCTAACATTTCTTTTTCTGTTCTAAATAATTTTACTTCTGGCAAGGGACTTGCTACTTCATGTGCTTGTTCCCAGGAAAGTGTTTTAGGAGGGACTGCTAAACAGATCATGGCATCCATCCATTGTAAATATATACCAATGGACGTAATAGGAGAAAAGGCATCTTCTGGTGTACTATACCCACGTTGTGGATCAAAGTCTACCTCAATATCAAAAAATGCTGTTTGTAATTTAGGAGGTTCAACATTTAAATAGTCTCGTTCTAGAACCTTCTGTACGGGTCGTATATCACTTTCATATAGGCCGTTGTGTTTACATATACCCAAGTTCTTTTTAAAATCTTTAAGACTATTACATCTTACTTCAGTGACGTTGTCACCGAATATGCTTTTATGTTTACCGTTAGGATCGCCGTAATAAAAATTGTGTTCTGGTTTAACTTCTTTAATTATACGTTTGCCGTCTACACGTTCAACAACAATAACAACATCTTTGCCCTGTTCATAAAATGCGTCTACATAACTCATAGAAATCTTACCTTTATCATATTGCTATTATACAGCATTATGACTCTTTTGTCAATTGTTTATAGTGTTTTACCTACTGCTTCTAGGATAGTTTCAAGTTCATCAAATTTATCATATTCATCTTGAAACTTGGCTTTGTGAGCAAGTTTGATCGCTTTCATTAATACTGCAGGTTTTAAATCCATTTCTTCTGCTATTGCTTTAACGGTTTCTCTTAAACCCGTATTAAGAGCGTCTACTTCATAGAGGACTTGATCGCCCTCTGTAATTAATTTTTTTAGTCTTGCTATTTCTTCTTGATTGAAAACTTTGTTAAATGCCATTCTTACTACCTCGAATCTATATTTATATTTACATCTAGTTGCTGTAGTATAACAGGATTCTTGGTATTGTCAAGATCTATTTCTAAAGTAAATACAGATTTAAATCCAGGGAAGTTCTCAAATGATATTGCTTCTAAAATTTCTCTGTTTGTTATTCTATTACCTTTATCATCATATGCCACATACTGATCTCCAGTATAGTGAACTTCTACGATCATACAAGTTCGCCCCAGCCTAAAAGTGCTGAAACATTAACACCATTACTAGCAGGACTGGCTACCACT